GTTTTACAAAACTCAAGATATTTTTCATATGATTCAATTAAATCACCACCATCTTCAATTTCAATCACAACTGGTTCAGGAAAAAACATATTCATTCCAACACCCAAATTCACTTCAATTTTTTTCATTCTTATTTTTCTTTTATGTATTTTAATTCGGTCACTTCACCATTCTCATCGATTACATCAAAGAAGTAGGTGTCCTCATCTTCAATTTCACCAAATAATAAATCATATTTATTATCCTTTCGTAGGAAAAAACACATTATAATCTTATCGGAATTTGGATCTTTCTTGTAGAAACCAAAATCAATCGGATTCTTTGTGATATCATATACTTTGGTTGTATCCATTCCATTCATATCCAACACATAATTATATTTGTGAATGGCTTCAACCGGATCCTTTAATGTTAATAGATATGCGTTGTCATCGAGTTTCTTGAAACCTCGCATATACGCCAACTGACCAAATGTTATTGTTCCACATAATAACATCAAACTTGTAAATAACTTTTTCATTTTTTTAATTTTTATATTTGTTTCTAATATAATCCGACCATTCGGATCTTTTTCTTCCGTTGACAAAAAACCAGCCCCAGTTGATTTCAAACCATTTATTTAATCTTTTAAACATCTTCATTAAAATTATAAGGATCGTGAATATAATCTGCAACAATCATTAATCCATAAGCTGGAATTCCGAGAATTAAGGCGGGTAATGCTAATATCAACGACAAAACCCGCAAGGTGTAATAAACTATTTTTTTCATCTTTTTTTGTTTTTCTTGTCCTTATATTCGTAGTAGAAGTATTGTATTGTTAAATTTAATACAAATAATGAACTTATCAACCAACTGAATAATAAAAATTTCAACATTTTTTAAAACATTAATCCGATTAATAAACCAATTGCAATACCAGATAATAATACACTTACACCAGCAAATATAATTAATTTTTTAATAACTTTTGTATCAATCATCGGTTTGGATGTTATTCCTTCAAACCCCTTCATCATATTCTCAAGGTTTTTAAACATATTTGGTTCAAATGGATTTTTATTCATAATATTTTAATTTAAAGAGTTAGGTAAAAACAACAACGTCGGATTCTTTTTTTGTATTTGGATTTCTGGATATTCTTCGCTAAATGTTTTAGTATCAAATCTTTGGGCAATTAGGTGGTAACCGTTTTTAGTTGGGATTACTGCTTCACATTTTGAACCTTCTGGTTTCAAACTATTAATAAATTTAACAACATTCTCAACAAATTGGGTATCCTTAACATCAACGTCACAAACCCACCTTTTTTCATATGTTTTTAATTGTCCGACAACGGAATCAAATAACCCTTGTTGTTTATGGTTGCCGTCCTGAATTCTCTGAGCCAGAGCAACCATCATATTTAACGAAACATCTCTATGGTTTTGTTTCTGTATATGGATATAAGCCCTTGCCTTAAACATTTCACAAAGTTGTTTAATTTCTTCATATCGTTTTTCAAGATATTCAATCGATTCAACACAATAAGTTTTAATTGTTCTTACTGACTGGTGATTATCTCGTTCTCCTTCAGGTTGATCTTTTTTGCGTTTTAGAACCAGTAACATATAGAAATCTCCCGGTTCAGAAAAATTCAATAAAGGTTTTATTAGTTCTAAATTATCTATCATTTTTAATTATTTAAAATCAAATTTTTTGATTCAATAAGTTCGGTTCTTTTTAATTGTATTTTATATTCTAAATCGGTTATGTATGGTAACGCCAACATTCTATCATAACCGAATCTATCCATTTGGTTTTTGAAGTTCTGTATCAACTTCTCACAGGTTGTTAATTGATCCCAAGTATTTGAAGATTTGATTACTTTTTCAATCCACTTCTTTGTTTTTAGATTTCCTGTCATTTTTTATTATTTTAAAATTATTTAGTTCTAACCATCTTAAAAATTGTAGTGCGTCCCAATCATCTGGGTTTAATTCTCCAAGTGGGCCATCACCAAACTGGTCTATGAATCCTGGTAAATAATCGTATTCTACTTCTTCGTTCATTCCGATTTATTTATAAATGACTGTCGTTTGTATGTTAATAAACTTTCAAGTGGCCAAATAACACTACATTGATAATCACGCCAATATTTGTTAGGTGTAGTTCTCATTAGTTGTTTTCTAAAATTACCAATTAATGTTTTAACGACAAATGTTTGTTGGTATGTCTCACAAGAGTCAATTACTTTTTCTATCCATTTTGCTACGTCTCCGTAGTGTGTACTTCTTTTATCCATTTTTATATTCTTTTTAAAATTAAACAACCGTTCTCATCAAGTTTTGGTATATCGCCATAATATACATTACCATTATTTGACATTGCTGGAACCATCACAACATCAACATCCCATTCCTTTTTATCAAGAATCATTTTTAGAAATTCACTATTATACCAATCATTAAATTCAGTATAAGTTAATTCTCGTTGTTTTTTTAAAACTATAGGGATTAAATGTAGTAGAAATTCTCTACTAAACTTCTTATCCCCAAGAATTTCAAGTGCTTTTTGAAAGCCTGCTTTGTAAGTCCTCATTTGACCAACAAAATTCATTTTTTCATATAAATCACACCCATATACCAACTCATCCAAATCATAACCACGTTCAATTGCTTCACAGTTTTTTAAAGATAACGATAATCCTTCTTTCTTTAAAGATGTTGATGCAATAACAACCCCTTTATCATCTTCAAGAATATAATTTACATCTGTTTTTATTAATCTTCCTTTCATATCCCCAAAATTAAGAATAATATTTTAAAAAAACAAATCCCCACTGTTTAAAGTGAGGATTTTATTTTATTTCTTCAGTTCTTCAACCATCTTTATATTAACTGTTGGTGTTCTTAAAACTTCACCGGTACAGAGTCTAATTGATGTCATTCCACTACTATAAGAAAGCACTTGAGTTGCTTCATATTGTGTCCCATCGTTTAATCTTACCATTTGGTCGCAGACTTTACTTTCTTTTAATGATAAGTATAATATCCCTCCGTAAACTAATGAGGTAAAGATAATCACAAAAAATACTAATCCTAAATTTCTTGTCATATTACTTAATATTTATTAAAGTTCCTGAATTACCGGCAACTGTTGTAGGTAGTTTCCCATCCCATTTTTCAATCTTCTTAAATTCAACATATAGTGGTGTCAATTTTTGTTGTGTAAGTTCCATAGCTCTCGCTTTAGCTGCTGCGTTAATCACAGTTTCAGCACTATCAGCCCTTGCAACCGCCACCTTTCTTTCACCATCAGCCTTTGCCGCAATTGCTTGTTGTCTGGAGGCTTCCGCTTGTTGAATTGCCTTTGTTTTTGATATAATAGATTCTTGTAAAGCTTCAGGAGGTGTAATGTTTGTTCTTAATTGTGACACATTAAACCATTTGGATAATCTTAAATTACATTCGGCAACAATTGCCGCTTCAAACGCTTGTCGGTGATTGAATATACTATCAACTTCCCAAGTATTAGATACATCATTAACAGCACCAATAATAGCATTCTTCAACCAACCTTGTTCCACATCTGTTATTGGTCTACGTAAATTAACAAACATATCACCAATGGCATCTTCTCTTAATGAATAATTAAATGTCGGTTTGATGGTTGCTGAGAATCCACCTTTAAGAATTACCGATTGGTCGTCATATTCAATATGTTGTTGGTAAATAGGAAACTCTAATACTTGTTCTGTCCAAGAGTTATACATCACCCATCCAGTTTTATATTGATAACTTGCAACCCCTCTTTGATTTCCAACCAAATTGATTTTTAACCCTTTGTTTCCCGCATCAATTTTTTCAATCTGGAATGGTTGGATTGCCGAAATAAGAAGTGAAGAAACAAATATTACTAATGGTTTTATTAACCAACCAATATTGAAGTTTTTTCTTTGTCCGTAGTGGGGACTATCTTCAACATTATACATTTTTTCTTTTGTGGTATATGCAACATAACCACCAATCACTAATCCTAAAATTACAATTAAAGTTCCAATCATTTTTCTTTGTTTTTAAATATATCAATTGTCTCGTCACTTAAATATACAAGAATCCAAACCAACACGACGAGACATAATAGTTGGATGAATCCGTTAACTTCCCTACTTATAATATATTCACCAAAAAGTGATAACATCGTTATAAACCCTAACCACCTTAAAAATAATTTAAAATATTCCATTTTATTACTAATTTATAAAGATACAATCATTGAAATCATACGACTGATTACCCCTTGTTGATCTAACCTGTAAGTGATATTTATATCCGTATATTTCAAATGGTTTTTTTTCTTCACCATCCTTCAATTGTTTAACTGGTAGTTGGAGGTTTGTTTCAATTCCGTGAATGACTTCAATGTTTTTAACAACATCCGTCCAAGTTGATAGTCCATATTTACCCTTATATCTGAATTCCATTCCAACCAATTGTTTCAAATCAAATGTTGGTGTAACATCTTCAACTTCTGGTGATAATGGATTTTTTTCACCAGTTAGTTCTTCGTAATAGGGATTAAGTTCACCAGTGTAAGGGTCGTGTGTTGGTATTTTATTTTCCGAAATTTCCATTGAATAATGTTTTTATCTGATTCATAATCTCTAATTGTCTTTTTTGTAGTTGTTGGACTTTTTTCCTATCATTCTCATTTAATTCAACACTATTAGCTTTAATATCGGATATTTCATTACCAATTCGACTATGTTCGTTTAATAATTGTCCGTAGATAATTTCTGTGTTATTCATCTTACAATTGCATTTGTTAATTGGTTTATCAGTCCCTGGACTTCTGTAAATTCGTTAAATCTAATGAGTGGGTCTGTATTGAATATTTCAACATGCCATTCGTCGTTTTTTATTTCATCATTCGCCGGTGTTATAAATGTCAAACCATTGGCAATATCCAAAACATAATAATAAGATTCATCATTATCCCATTGTCCCATATCTTCTTTTTCTAATCCAAGAAGTTTTATTTCATTTTCTGTCATATTATTTTTCTTCTACAATGTTAAAAGTTCCTTCTACTACACCCCAAGATGATTCTTCCTGGAATTGATATGTTTCCGCAACATCATCTGATTTCATTTGTCTGGTTAGATACCAAATATGATCTCCTTTCCAAGTCGTATTAACTAATTTTCTCCCCTTTGGTAGATTAATTGTTCCTTCACCACCCCAAGATTTAACTCGTTCATTTTGGGTACAGGACATAACCATAATACCAACCATAACCACTAAAAATACTTTTTTCATTTTATTTTATTTAAATTATTAAACTTCTCTATTATCTATTTCTTCAAGGATTTCTTTTATAAGTTTATCACTTTTTTTATATTTCGAATTGTGATAAAAATACAATATAACACAAACAATGTAGACTGGTATGAAATATATGGGACCAATAAGACCAAATAATAATAACAAACTTTGGATTAAACCAATCATAGTTACAACACTTTGAGAAATTATATGTAATGTCATCTTATCTAATTGTTTATCAGCTAAAGTAAGTAATTCGTCTATGTTTAAATCTTTCATTCCAGTTCTTTTTGTTTTATTAATGAATGTGCGGCTTCGAATCTTTTTAAGAGCATAATTAATTCTGTTATACTATCAAAAGCCCATCTTTCTGTTTCTATTACATAGAAATCTCCACCTCCACCATTTTGTGTTTTGATTTTAATAAATTGGTCTTTCGATTCGCAACAATCGTGTTCTTGACAAAATGTCATTTCAAAATTTTGTTCGACTAAATGTGGTTCGTGTCTATCCATATCTTTATATTTAAAACAAAGATATGGAATGTTTTTTAATCTGACAAATTTTATTCTGAATTATTTATAAATTACTTCACCATTTTCAATTTCAACTTCAAGAACACCATCAGTTTCAATTAACTTATCAATTTGTTCTTGGGTTAAATTAACTTTATCTGGTTCTGCAAACACTTTGAAGGCTTGGTTAAGCGATAATTTAGAGTCAACAACCAATTTTAATGTTTGTTCGTTTCTACAATCAATTAAACTTGGGTATTGTCCTCCAACAGTCATAATAACTTTATCACCAATTTCAATTTTATCTAATGAAACCAAATATGGTTTTTCATCAACGATATGTAATTTAAGTTTCTTTGTCATTTTTTTAAATTAAAATTTAATAGTGTTTCGACTTCTTGGTTTTTCAATTCAACAATTGGTCCCCACTCTCCTTTATATGTTATACCTCTTACCGGTTTATTATCCACCCAGACATATTCACAATCATCTTCAATACATCTTGGTTTATCCATTATTAAATCGTGAAATTTAAATCCGTGTTGTAATAACCAATTGTATGTTGTTTTTCTATCTTTTGATTCTCTGGCGGTGAAAAATACAATTTTATTTCCTTCGTCGTATAATTTATTTATTTGTTCTCTGGATCCTTCAAATGGTTTTGCTGTTGAATATAGATGTGAGTCCTCATTTTTTATATCATCGCAAATAGTTCCGTCAATATCAATTAAGTAAACCCTTTTTTTCATATTCTTAAATTATTTTTTAAATTCATAGATATAATATAATCCATTAAATTTTTAACTAAAGAATCTGCATCAACTTTTTGATATAAATCTGGATATCTATCTTGAAGTATCTTATTTTCTTCATATTCTCTGCAACTATCAAGTATGTCAGATAACATTGACTTTAATATATGTTCTTTATCGTAGTTATCTTCAACTTTTCTTTCCATTACTTGTCCTTCAAGATTCTGTGTGTATTCAATAAGTTCTTCAACTGGTTGTAAATCCATTAAATGTTCGTTACCTTTGAATATTTGACTTATACTTTTCATTTTTAAACTACACTTTAACGATTACAACCAAAAATATCACTAATGATTACAAATCCTTTTAAATCATAAGTTTCCAATAACCATATTGTTATGTATTCCTTTGTTTGATTGTAAGTAAGATTAAATTTGTATTGTAGAGTCGACCAGATAATATCATCGTTAATATATACACATCCAATTTCATCATCAAAAAATATTATATTACAATTGTTATGATCTTTAAAGAATAACCACTTATCATTTTCATCACTTCGAACTACAGTTAAATTACCAAATAATTGTAAGAAGTTAGTTGGGTTATTATCAAATGCAAATTCAGTTAGTTTATCTGAAAGACCTACTAATTCACAAGTTTTGTCCCAACCCAATTCCACAACCATTTGTTGTAATTTAACATTCATTCCAAAAACTTTAATATTTTTTCTTTAAGTCCTGATTGTTTTATTCCTTCGTTATATGGTCGTTTACAATGAACGAAATTATCAAGACCCCACAATTTCCAAGATGAACCATCTTTACCTATATTAAGATCATCAACGGCAACCCAATGTGTGACTTCCGGATGGTCGTGTAACCAATTTTTTATTTCAACAACTCGTGAATGTTCCAATTCCCACATCGCCATCCATTCGTGGTCATTAACAAAATTCTTACAATCTTTTATGTTTGGTGTATAATCAATTGGTGGTTTAATTCCACGAGTGATATACATTTCCTTCATTTGTTCTAAAGTTCCGTATCGTTTCCAATCAGATGAAACAACAAGTTCACAACCGGTAAGTTTTATAATTTCATTTAAAACTTTAACAGCCTTTGAGTCAAAACTATCCATTCGTATATCCATAGGAGTTTCCGGATTTGAATCAAACCCTTTTTTCTTGAATCGTCCACCCCATTGTGCGGAAAGAGTCAGAACGCCATCGTGATCGATAAAAATTACGGATTTTTTCATAGATACAAATATAATAAATTAAATTCAAAATCCGATAATTGTATCACATTTTGTTTTATATTTTTCTGAAAACCATTCTTCAACGAAATCATATGTTTCATTATAATCTGTGTAAAACATATTTAAAATTGGGTCTATAACATATTTAGCACTAACATAAACAACAACATCTTTACTGGCATCATCATTTGTATCCAGAATAAAAACTTTATCGTCATCATTTTTTAAACTAAAAGCCCTGTATTTACCATTTCTTCGTTCTTCGGTAATTAGATTTCCGTAGTTAATATTTAAGAATTTTGATATACCAATCTTTTGTTTTTCGTTCATTTTTTAAAATTTTTAAAAAACCCCAAACTAAAAATAGAATGGGGTTTATGAGTTGAATTGAATTATGTCTATCTGATGTTTTAAAGAGGTTTAAGATTTAAAATAATAACTGTTGAACTATTTGACTGATGACATTTAAGGCATAAACAATCTAATCATATTATCGTAGATCAAGAAATTTGTATCGTAATAGATAAAACATAACCAATCAACCCTAAATTACAAACCAGGAATTGTAGTTGTGAAATTATGTTGGTCTAATTCTTCTTGAAGTTGTTCGATTCTTAATTCAAGAAATTTAACCTCATTATCTCTTTCAACAATCGAAATTTCAGCTATTTTAACAACATTTGATTCACTTCTACGAGAAAAGTAATCAACAGCTGTGCCATTGGTACAATCAAGTTCTTTTAGATTTTTTACCAATGATTTTAATTCACCCATTAAGAAAATTTTATCATAAACCGGTACATTAGCTCTATGTATTTGTGTTTTAATTTTATTAATATCTTCAATCTTTTTATATATTGAAGCTAAGGTTTCTTTTGAAGAATATGCTCTTTCATTTCCTTCTAACACGGAGTTATTACTATGTAATCTTTTTGTTAATTCGTTCAATTCTTGAACCAATTTGTTTTTAAACTTTAACGCTTGTTTAATTGTCATAATTTTTATTTTTTATAAAATTTAGAATATTATTTTTATATTGTCAAGTTTAATAATTGAAATCTGTTGTTAAACAAAGTTCGGCTTTTGCTAAATCGCTATACACCCAAACTTCATAACCGAATCCACCTGTTGGTTTAAATCTAAATTCAAAATCACCGTATTTACCATACACACCTTTTATATTCTCCTTCCAGTGATTTAATAATTCAACTTCATCAGGTTGGACAATAAAAGTCATTGGTTGTGTTGTTTTTTCAACCTTTGGGAGTTCTGAATAATCAGTAGGATTCTCTTTTGACTTATTCAATATCCTTTCACGCATTTTGTTTAGTCGTTCAATTTCTGTTTCCATAATTAAAGTTTAATCATTATTTTTTATAACTTCAATAACCTTCAACGACCAAGGATCAAAAAATTTATCAACATCACATATTTCAATCGTATTGGTTAAAGCGTTAAAGTATGTATCACCATTTAAGATGGGTTCTTTTAATTTTTTCAAATACAATTTACCGTCAACTTCAACATATAGTTTTTCGTCCCTGTGTTTATCACAAAGAGTATATACCCAACCATTTATTCTGTGTTGTTCCCCGGGTTCTCCGCACACTTCACAAGTTATAAAAGTTTCTTTTTCCGCTTCATTAACAAAGTGAAATCCATTCTCTGGTAGTTCACCCAAAAATATACTCATTCCTCCGAATTTTTCTTTTACATTGATAAATTCTTTGTTCCACCCCATTCTAATCAATGTCTCAAATAATCTTTGGATGATACCCAACCAACCATTACCAACAGTAAACCTTGACCTGTTGGTTATTGGTGATAAATGTGGTTTATGTGGTATGATAACCCCACTGATTGAATTGAGGAAATCCTCAAATTCGACATCAGTCCTATAATTGTCGTTCATTCTCATTTTTTCTAACCTTTTTAACGATGGTTAATGCGTTCGATAATGTTTCATATGAATTCCAAAACCCACCCCTATCATCAAGGAATATATTCGCATATATCTTCCCATTCACACCATATGGTCTGTTCCATTCCGAATGCATTTGATTAACTCCGTGAACTTCAATTCCTAATGTTTCAACTTGTTCTCTACCTTTTTGTAATTGATGTTCTCCTCTTGCGGTGTTAATTAAAAATATAATACCTTCTTTTTGACATTCCAATATTAAATCAACCATTTTTTTACAGTTGTCCTTAATTTCTTCATTGTATGGAATTATGGTATCATCAAGATCACATCCAATTATAATCTTTCCGTTCTTCAACCATTCAGTTACCAATCGATTCACATAAAAATCCGCGTGATGTCTCATTTTTTTAATTCTTCTTCTTTGATAATTCTTATTTTACCCATTGTTCTTGAATAAAATTCTTCAAGGTCTAACCCACTCTTTCCACATTCACATACTTGCATTTCCCATCTTCTATTTGAATATGATTCGTGTTGTTTCCCACAACTAACACATTCCCAAGTTACCTTCCTATGTTTTGTCATTTTATTAATTAGTTTAATGATTTTTAACATTACGTTCCCAATACACATAACCGGGAGTTGTATCTTCAACCGATTGATTTGTTTTGGTTGAAATAAATATGATTATTGATATACTCGTATATAACCAAAACCATATGGCGTACTTCCCAGTATGTCCTTTAATGTACCACCTTATAAACCATATGAACAAAACAATAATGGAAATTGTTGATATGAATTTAAATAGGGTTTTTAGGATATCCATCTTATTCTGATTTAGATTACAAATATACAAAATTATTTACCAAATCCAACATTACCGGAACCTTTTATTCTTGGTCGTTCTGCTAATTCTTCCAAATTATTAATTGTTTCCTCAAATGTTCTACCCATAACAATCACTGAAATAACAACTTCTTTTAAGTGTGATAAGGACATACCATCAGTTTTTTTAACCCA